TTGGACCGCTGCAGCTGATGGTGCTAAACAGAAGAAAGATAACCCCGAGTTCCAGGGTAAACGTCATACTGTTGGTAAACTATCTATGATAAACCGATTGGCTACACAATTTGAGAATAAAAAATTAGTGATTCCGTATAAGACGGAACATGATAAACAAATCGCTCATCAGATAATGGACGAGTGTTGTACATATTCAAGACAAGACGGTAAGTTAGTTGAAACCGGTGTTCATGGTGATATCCCTATAGCATTAGGGTACGCACTGGAACGTGCTGAGATGGATAGCATGGATTTTGTCATGGATGTGTTTTAAAGATGAAAAAATATAAAGATATAATGAACGGACAATGTTATCAAACTAAATGTCCACACTGTCACAACGATATTATACTCAAACGACCAACTAAGATTTGCATCGTTTGTGGAGGTGAATTAGAATCGGACAAGCAGAAATAATTGAGGTATTAATGATCAATCCTGGTAAGTTGTACACATCCAAACAATTATCAGAAATACTTGGTGTTGGGATACAAGCCACGACCCGAGCATGTACTTCCGTTGTAAAACGTGAAGGATTTATATTCAAGTATGACACAGCTCATCGTAGCAAACGTTATATTTATTATGACAATGGTAACAGAAGAAACAATTGAAACAAAAACCCAAGGAATTGGAACGCCTAATATGGTGAAGACTGCAATGAATGCCATCAAGAATACGACTGATTTAAGTATTCTTAAACCTGTTCAAGCTCGAGTACGGTCTCGTATGAGAGAAATAAAAGAACAAGGTTCAGCTGGACATCAAAAGATACAACACGGTAGGTCTATTAAATGGTACACTAGTCAACCTAAGATGTTTTTGACTAAGTTAGAGGCAGAGATATCTAATAACATCGGTATTATTACATATACTGTGTTTAAGACAGATTCAAAAGGTGATAAAGTGATTGAAGATAATGTAGCTAACGTGGATACACCAGAAGGTAATCAAAAGACTATTGTTATTTCGTCTAAGTATGTACATGATAAAGAAGTTGTTGAGACAATCGAGTATAGAAAACCTATCAAGGTAGAGGAGTTTATTCCAAATGAGTAATATGAACCGTAGTTTTGCACAACGTGATAATCATGTTGAGATTAGTACAACTGTTGAGAAAGAGAAGTTAGATAGTAAACAAGTTATGGACACTATCGCCCAATTCGAAGCTGAGATTGCTAAGGTTGATGGTCAGATTGTACAAATTGATGCACAAAAGGCTAAAAACCAACAAATAAAAGAAGGTACAATCAATTTATGTAAACGGTTACGTAAGTTTGAAGACTGGGCTTCTAATTTACAGAAAGCTAAACTGAAAGCATTAATCGTAGCTATCACTGAAGAATGTAAAGAAAAAGCAATAACTGATTTGAAGGAAGACCCTGCATTAACTAAAGAACAAAACGGCAGACAAAGGTATCAACGGTTCCAACATGCGTTAGCTACACATACACGTATGGCAGAAGAGATACATTCGGAATATATAAAATTATATATTTTTGAAAACCCTATTTTTGACGACCCTTTCCAGTAAAGGGCGTCTTTTTTTGAAATTATTTAAATACTAATTATTATATTATATATACTTATGGGATTAGTTGATACATTTAAATCTTTAACACAACCGATTAATGAATACTTTGGTTGGGCTTATTCTGAAGAACCAGTTCAAGGAAACATGCCTATCTTTCCAGAATGGTATTTCTCTGCAAAGATAGGACAACCTCGAGCTATTAATATTCAAGAAGTAAGAGCTTTTGCTAAATCTCCATGGGTACAAATGGTATTAAATACCATGAAACGTGAAGTATCTGTTATTGATTGGGAGATAATCCCTAAAGACCCAGAATCATTACCTGCTGATTATGAAGAAAAAATCAAGGTAGCAACAGACTTCTTTAATAATATAAATTCAGATAAAGAAACAATTAACGATTTACATTCTATGATGTTGACTGATGTTGGTGAGATAGATGCAGGTGTATTGGTTAAAATATATTCAAATGATAGTTACGAAGAAACAGTCGTGCCATTGTACGACGAGTTCGGTAACGAAATTAATACTCAAACAGACATTCGTCTGAAACCATTTGGGGAGAGGACATTGTTAGAAGTACGACCGGCAGACGGTTCCACGTTCTTAAAACAGATTGATATTTATCGACGTTTACTCGCGTATTATCAGTACAGCTTTAGGAATCCAAGAACTAATCCCAAACGTTTTGAACCTGATGAAGTGTTGTACTACTACATGAACAAGAAGTCCTCTTCCCTTTATGGTTTTTCACCAGTACAAGCTGTTATGCAAGTTATTGAAACTTTAATGCAAGCTACAAGGTGGAATAAAGATTTCTTTAAAAATAACGCAATGCCGTCCGGTATCGTAAGCATACCTGGTATTGATAAAGAACAACTTAAATTAGCTAAAGAATCGTGGTTGAATAGCACTAAAGGAAAACCACATAAAATGATGTTCCAAAATAAAGAAGCTAACTTTACTTCGTTCGCGACAAACGCTCGTGACATGGAATGGTTAGAAGGTCAGAAATGGTATTTCCATTTAGTGTTTGGTGTTTTTGGTGTATCACCTGTTGAAGCAGGGTTCCATGAGAACACAAACCAAGGTAACCAAGCTGGTCAAGAACGTATCACGGTTAAGAACGGTATCAAACCACAATTAAGATTATTTGAGAATCAAGCGACAAACAATATAATTCCTGAGTTATTCCAAGAAAAAGACCCAGGAATTAAGTTTGTATATAAACCAAAAGAACATGTTGAAGAACAAATCGAGTTCGAACAAGACACAAAACTAATCGAGCTTGGTATTATGACAGTCAACGAGTTCCGTAAAAGTCGAAACTTAGACCCTGTTGAATGGGGTGACGAACCAATCAATTCTGGAAGTGGTATGAAAGACAACGAGGCTCAAACCACCCCACAACAGGATCCATCTCAAAGTGATTTAGATCAAGAGAAAAAACAATTCCAAAAACGATTTGAGGATTTATTACAATGACTTGCACAGACTTAGCTCCAATTAAAATATTTAGAAAGACTAATAATAGTTTAGCTTATACATTTGAATTAGAATCAGATGGGTCTGCTATTGATATTACAGGTGCTACTATTTATTTCACAGTTAAACGTACACCGGATGTAGAAGCAACAGATGCTAATGCTATAATCCAAAAAACAGCTACTATTGTTAGTGGTGTAGGTGGTACAGCTTCGGTTGCATTAACTACAAGCGATACAGATATAGGAGCAAAAACTTATTATTTTGATATTCGATATATAAACGGAGGAGTAAACGGTATATTAGGCGTAGGCGAATTTATAGTTGAATCTAATATAACAAACAAAACATCATGAGCAACATAATTAAATTCGGGACAAGTACACCAATAGTGATTAAACAGACAGTTGTAAGTGGTATAGCCGGTTCAACACCGTTAACAACCAAAGGCGATATTTTATCATACACTACAGAAGACGTTCGAATAGCTGTAGGTTCTAATGGAACAGTTTTAACAGCAGATTCTACAGAAGCAGCTGGTGTTAAATGGGCAAGTGCTGGTGCAGGGGGAGATGCTCTTACTTCAAATGGATTAGATCAATTCGCAGCAACTACTTCAGCAGAACTAGCTGGGGTTATCTCAAATGAAACAGGATCGGGGGCTTTAGTTTTTGGAACTTCTCCAACCTTAGTGACACCGGCTCTTGGAACTCCATCAGCTTTGGTGGGGACTAACATTACTGGTACAGCAGCAGGACTTACTGTAGGGGCAACCACAGGAGTAGAGGCTGGTGCTAATGTAACTGACACAACTAACGTTACGGCAGCAGGAGCACTAATGGATTCCGAGGTAACAAATTTGGCACAAGTTAAAGCCTTTGATTCGTCTGATTATGCAACAGCTGCACAGGGTACAACTGCTGATAGTGCATCACAGCCAGGGCACACACATATAGCGAGTGATATAACTAATTTTTCTACAACTGTTTCAAACACCACATCTGTTCTTATTAATAGTGCTAAGGTGACTAACGCAACACATACAGGAGAAGTAACTGGTTCAGTCGCATTAACTATTGACAAAACCGCAATCTCTGGTAAATCAACAGTAACAGCGGTTGGTTCTGATTATGTTTTAATTGGAGATACATCTGATTCTGATAATTTAAAAAAAGTGTTGATTAGTGATTTCGCAAGTGCTGGCGGTGCCCTTGCTGTGAGTACATACGACCCTGCAACTATATCAGAACAATTAGTAGGGTTAACAGCTACACAAATATTAACTAATAAAACGATTGATTTGACAGCTAACACGGTTCAAAATCTACCGTTATTCTCGTATGCTCTTGGTGACGAAACAACAGCACAAACAACAGGACAGAAAATATCTGACCGGGTACCTTTTGATTGTGTTATTACTCGAGTGTATTTAACAGCTTCTACAGCTCCAACAGGTAGTGCCGCAACAGTCGATGTTGAAGACGGTGGTACAACTATTCTTAATTCAGTTATTAGTATGAGTGCATCCGCATTCACTGCAGAAGCAAGTACTGGTGATTTTACAGGTGCAACTAATAGTTACACATTCACTAAAGGTGATTTATTAACGGTTGATCAAGATTCAGTCGGAAGTACTATTGCTGGTGCTGGATATAAAATTCATTTCGTGGGGTATTTAACATAAAATGGTTTCAGTAATTAATCCGTATAGATTTGTAACTGGTGGCTGGGACCCCTCAGATGAATCTTTGATTGCTTGGTATGATGCAAGTGATACGGGTACAATTACGACAAGTGGTAGTGAAGTAACACAAATTGATGATAAAAGTGGGAACGGATATCATTTAACGCCACCCGGTACAGGTCCTGATTCAGGTACTGATACAATTAACGGTAATAATGTATTAACTTTTGTAGGGGCAGAATATTTAAAAAATGGTTCGGTTTCAGGGTTTAATGATGCTTTCATATTTGCTTGGGCAGGAACAATTGATTCAATTAGTAATGATTTACAATCATTATTTAGTACAGATTCGGTGAAAGATTTTCAGTTAAAAGCAGAGAATGCGGGTTATTTCAGAGGGCGAGTTCATTCAACTCAAGGACACGTAATTGTTTCAGATGTTGATAGAGATGGGGATGGTATTTGGTTAGTGACATACGATGGAACAGGTACAGCAAGCATGCGATATAATGGCACTCAATTAGGAACGGCGTCATTTAGTGCAGATTTAGATGATGTACAAGAATTATTATTGAACACTAATAGAGCAGAAAACGCAGAGCCTAATACAAAAGTAGGAGAGTTTATTATATTTGATGATTACAGTACACAATTAGTATCTGATATTGAAGATTACTTATCAACTAAGTGGGGTATATAAATATGGAAATAGAAATTATAAATGGAAGACGTAGAAATTCTAGTGACAATCCATCTAGTATGGTAATTACAGAATGGAGATGGGTAGACTTAGTTACAGAAAGTCAACCTATTTTTGATGTAACAACACAAAACTTACAACGAGTAGAAACATTATCACAAGGTGCATTAACTATATCATGGAGCATAGTTGCTAAAACACAGGCTGAACAAGATACATACGCAGATGCACAAGCTAAGAAAACAGCAGTAGATACTGGATTCGATACGGGGTTAGGATATAGCTTAGCTGTTGAAGACCATGATCAGAACGCATTTAGTAGACTTATACAACTTATGACGGTATCCGGGAAACCTGATGCATATATAGTTCCAATAAAAGACATTTCAGGAACAACCCACACAATTACTTTCGGTGATTTAAAAACAGTTTTGATTCAATACGGACAATACTGTATGACATTATAAAATAATACAATTAACATCAGTAATTGAACGTGGTAATCAAAAATGAAACCAGGACAGATTAAACCAAACGGATGTGGACCAGACCCTTTCAATGTTATTATACCAGATGGACCGTTTAAATTTGCATGTAATATGCATGATTTAGAGTTCAATCCTCATACTATGTCATACTGGCAATCAAACATTAATTTTTACAAAAGACTATACCAGTCTTGCACAAAATGGTATCATTGGCCATGGGCAACATTATACGGCACGTTCGTTATGTTGTTTGGGTGGATTTGGTATTACATACTATACGGGTTTAAGAAATGATAAATCAAAAGAATATGAGATAGGATTATTATGCAAAAAGACGAAGTTTTAAAACATGTAATATTTATACGAGAAAATATATCTTCTATCAATGAACATCTTCGACAATTAAATAGTAAAGTGGCAAATAATGTTATTAATATTGAAAAAAATAGAATTCAAAATGACCTAATAAAAGATGACCATTCAAAAGATATGTTAGATATAAAAGTACAGATTGCTAAATATAGCGCCATCACAGGAATATTACTTACAATAATACTGAGTACTATTCAATATCTGTTTTGAAAAAATGATGATAAAAATAGATTTTAAAGGATTTTGGAAAATGTATGAACGTGAGTTAAGTAATCATACAAAGATGCATTACATAGAACGAGCTGAATCATATTTATTTTATTTTAAAGCTAAGGATACAAATGGGTATTATACGATCATAGAACTACAAAGTATATTAGATTTCGCTGTTGAAGACGAGATTGAATACGAAGCAGTACTTAACCACTTTTTTAATACTTATTTAGTTAATGCTATCAAGATTGAAGAAATAGTAGGACTTGAAGAACCAGAGGTTGTTTACGAAGATGAATATATTGAAGTAAATTTCAAAAAAGAATTAGACGCTGGTGAAGATGTAGTTGAAGAATCAGATGATTATTCTGATTTCTTTGTTAAGAACGTTCAGTTATGGAAACATAAAGTAACCAAACGATTGGAAGATGTAACGGTTGACAAATCGTATTTAAAGAAAACATTCGGTCAATTCGTACAAGCTACATTGAACACGATAAATACAAGACCGTTCCTTAGTGTAGTTCGAAAATACGTTAAACAAGGTATGACTGCTGGTATGGAATCAGCTGAAACTGAGACTGGTGTTGATATTGGCTTCACTGCTAAGTTTTCAAGTAAGCTAAGTATTTTAGAGAATCAACAGTTAAACGGATATAGTATTCATGGTAAGATGTGGTACGGTATTAAAGGCGCTACTAAAGAGATTCAGGCTCGAGTTTTGAGACAAATCGCTGAAGATGTACAAACTCAAACAAGTAAGACTGTTATGATAGACCATATTAAAGAAATCTTTGACGGTGTTGCTACATCACAAGCGAAACGAATCGCACGGACAGAAACAACACGTTTCATTTCAGAAGGAAAAATAACTGGGTATGAAGAATCCGGTGTTAAAGGTAATAAGGCTTGGACATCTGTTCATGATAATCATACTTCTGAGCTTTGTGATAGACTTCATAAAAAATATTTCGATAAAGGTATCCCGTACGATGAACAGTTTGTTGATGACGTAACAGGACAAAGATTTGATTATCCTCCCGGACATCCAAACTGCAGAAGTGCGATAGAATTTCGTCAAATAAAGCCTGATTCTTGAAATTATTTAAATACTAATTGTTATATTATATATACTTATGGTAGAATCTAATATTGAAAAATCAACAACAGAATCAACTGTTGAGAAAATTGAGCTATTCCAATCACTTATAAAAAGTAGTACAGGTAAATATCTCGCTATTCTTTCTGATGATTCAATAGACAGAGATGGCGAAATAGTATCTAAAGCTGCATTACAAAAAGTGTGTGGTGACAATAAAGGAAAAACTGCTATACTCTTAAACCATGAAAATAAGATTGAAAACCTAATTGGTGAATGGACTAATAAACGTCTTGAACAAATTGGTGAACATACTGCCTTAGTTGCAGAACCAAAATTCTATTTATCAAACCCAAGTGCAAAAATGATTAAAGGGTTATTAGATGATGGTGCTGAATGTGGAATATCAATCGGTGCTATTGTAAAAGATAGAAAAACAGAAAAAATTAACGGTAAATCTGTTAATGTTTATACTGATCTTGAATTAATTGAAGCTTCATTTGTAGCAATCCCGTCTAATAGACATGGAATGGCTATGGCTATGGCTAAGAAATTCGAGAAAAAACTATATGAGGAAACTCAAATGGAAGAAAAAATATATACTGAAAAAGAGTATTTGGACCTTGAAACATCTAAGGCCTCTGTTGATGCAGAATTAGAAAAATCTCAGGAACGAGTGACAGAACTTGAAAAAGAACTGACTGAAGTTGAACCTGAAGTAGCAGAAGAACCTGAAG